AGTCGTCCGAGGGGTGAGCGGTCATGCCGTTGAACGTCTTTACGAGTCCGAGATCCAGCATTGCACGTTGGCGCCCATATGGGTGATCCTTAATCTTGCAAGAAGACCAGACGGAATCAAAGCAGAGGTGATCGTAGTCCGATCCTGGTTTGACATAGTTTTCCACCCATCGAATGAAGTCACAGCAGACGTCTTCGGCGTTATAAGGATAGGCCCCGGTATCAGCATAAATCTTCTCCATTACCTTGTCAAGAAATACTTCTTGCTTCAATCTATCTGTGTTGTTTGCCAGGTACGAGATGCACTCGACTGCGTTCGTACCGTAGTAGAACGGGCTTTCGAGATTGACGTACTCTGGATACCAGTCAGCGATATCTGCTACGACAGCTGCATATTGGAACTTGTACTGGCGGAGACCGTTGGCAACATTCCATGCCAGCATCCAGTCGCCGATCTCACGAAGATCTCTCTTGGCATTGCTGGCCTGCAACCACTCGGCCAAATCGCGTGCTAGTCGTGGAGCAAACTCTGAGAGGTAGTAGTCGCCACCCTTCTTGTAGTTAGAACCGGCCGGTACCTTCGGGAATGCAGGGAACTGATAACCAACCGACGTATAGAACGGATACGGATGGTGGTTGACACGCCGAACCATGTCCTCAATCGACATACACTCGTACAGATGAGGAAGTAGTGTGTTGTGATAACCTGACGGCTTCTTCGAGTAGTTGATTCCAGAGCCAGTTACACGATGCAAGATGAAGACATACAGCCATTCTGGGAGACTAAAATCAGCATGCTTGCCCGTCCAATCGCGCGCAATGTACCCACGTTCGCGTGTATGGATTCCTTTTTCCATCTTATGGAAGTATGGATGTTCTGGTGTCCAACCATAGAAGACGTCGTTAATGATCTGAGAGAAGCCGGCAAACTTCCGTTCTACGACGTCATAGAGTTCGACGTTCTCGAGGAGATCGTCGTTCATATTACTTTCAAGGTATGGAATCGTGCCTAGGTTGCACTTTGCCTGTTGGTCTTTGGCCAGTTCAAAGTATCGTAGATACTCATCATAATATTCTGTCATTTCCATAATTTTTATACTTCATAAGTAAGAAATACGACGCCAGACTCTTTGAACATTTGCGATGTGGTCTTCATTGAATTGCGCCAGCGATCAGGAATATCCTTTGGGTACTCCATAATCACACGCTTAATGCCAACCTGAATGATACCCTTTGCACATTCAGAACAGACAGGCAACCCAGTTACATACAATGTTGCACCGTCAAGAGAAGCACCAGAGTGACAGGCGTTGTAGATGGCATTCATCTCGCCATGCACAACATACTTATACTTCTCTTCGCGGTCTTCATAACGATCATCAGTGTCCTTGACACCACGTGGAAAACCATTATAACCCTGGCTGAGAATCTGCCCCTTCGTTCCTACGGCAACGGCGCCGACCTTGACAGACGGATCCTTTGACCACTTTGAAACTTCACTGGCAATATCCAGATAACGGCGTGTCCACTTATTCATTACTTTACCTTATCGAAATGGCGCTCATAAACGTGAAGCGATCCAACATGCCAAATAATATGTGGTTCCTTTGTGAGATTCAGGTCTGCAGACAGACAATCAGCAACATACTTCTGCCATGCGTAATCATTACGATAACCAAAGACAACGTCATTCGAACGCATCTGAACAACAGCAATTAGCTGATTGTCGCGAATCATGTACTGAACCGTATTGGTGCACATGAAATCACTCATACCATCACGGTTGTAATCTTCCCACATCGAAGGACGAGTATAGATCATCACAGCACGACGACTATTCGGCGAGAAGGTCAGTTCATTGAGAACCCGAGAGTGCTGAAGGTAGTTGTCCTTGTGCCAGATAGCCCAGCCATAGTTCGAGTTAATCTTGCCAGAACGGTCGGCAACCTGCTGCCAGATAGCCGGAGTCTTACCAGGAATATCCTCGACATAAAGAGACATCGACTTGTACCACTCGAGCTCGCGCTCGACATAGTCCTCATTGACCTCACCAAAGATCATCGGTTCATTTGCCTCGAAGGTGGCACCGATCATCTCGATAGTCTTGACACCGGTCTTATCAACAACAAAGCGTTCTGACTTCAGTTCTTGAATGAAGTAATCACGAATATACTCGACCTTAAGCATCGAACTTCACCTTCTTTGGTCGGTTGAGATAGTCACGGTTCGGATCCTGGCCTTCCATCTTGCCACGAATGTACGAGACGGCAAAGCTGGCGTAGTTGATCAGGTCCTTATAGGTGTCTTCGAGCGACTCGAAGTTAGCAGTCGAGCCAGACTCAAGCAGAGACTGTGCACGAAGCATCTTGCCATGCATCGTGTCATGGATCGAGTCGACACCACGACGATAGTGCATTGCCTGCACCACGTTCGAGTTGGGATTCTGATAATCCTGAGACTTCTTGAGCTGCAACTCGATGCACTCTTGCAGGACTTTTACTGATTCGCGTTCATTAGACATATTTTGGCACCCTATAAAACTTGCCGCCGTATTGCGACGGCTGTAATGAATCTAATACGTATTGAGAATTAAGTACATTGATAAGTTCAAAACGCACAACATCGCCGGCCCGAAGAGGACGATCTTCAGGACGATACATGCGGTAGAAGCAATAGTCGGTCAGGAGACCGTCATCCACTCCCTGTTGTACCCATGGATGTGTCTCGAGTTTTTCCTTCGACACATTGTAGTACAGATTCATATCAATGCACTTAAAATCGATGTATGCAGTATCTACACGACAGTCATATACACATGCTCCGCCTTTGGTATGATGCTCAAGAAGAGGTGCGTCAACCTTACCTAAGGCGATAAGCCACTCCTCGAGCATCAAACAATCGACATCCTTCGTAAACTTAAAATCAGATCGATTGCCTTGACGAAGATGCCCACGTTTTTCATCACGAAGTCGAATAAACTCTTCAGTGATAGTCACCTCTCCGATGTCATCGAAGATGGATTTCATTTTTTCTAATAGTTCAGTCATTATATACGTTCACGCTTCCAATCTGGATACAAGCCACGCTTATCTTTAACACATCGGTTGTTCACCGCGGCCCGAGAGCAGTTATATTTTTTCATTACGTCAAGAATATTATTATACCGCACACCTTCAATAATGTACACATATTTTTTAGCCGTCTTGCGGACATATGGAACTAGTTCGATTTGGGCTGCTTCGTATTGTTCTTCCCAGGTATCATACCCAGAACCAATCTTTTGAAACTTCTTCAGAGCCTCATTTTCTTCTTTGGTCACATAATGAACCTGGCATACCTTTATAATAAAGGCGGTCAGTTCTTCCTTTGTAACACCAGCATCAAGCATCTCAAACATTTTGTGAGCACTGGCTTGTCGAGGATAAAAATGTTCCTTGACCAGCTCAGATACCTTAAGATGTTGGCCCTTTTTAGAGACGAATCCGGTAAAAATAATCGGGCAGTCAAAAATAACATTCCGGAATGCGGAGATCATCATCTGACGGTGTTCTGGTTTGTCTTTATATAGATTGTAGTTGCCAATTACACAGTCGGCCATCAATTCGTATTTTTGAGACATGATACAAAACCTTTCGGGTTGGTATAAGGCCACCCTACACCAACCCGAATAAAATGTACATAGTTATTTTAGTTTTGATAACAAACCGTGATTGCCACTATGGTCCGGAGCAACCCACCATTCAGGCTTGATCAGGTCCGGCAACCCAAGTGGATTCGGACGGCTTGCCTTCACGCCGACTTGCTTATTCATATTTGCGTCGTGTACTTCATTCCATGCAAGACGAGGATTCACGTCAAATGCATTCAGAGTGCCGATAGCAACCACACACAGGTCGATAAGGGCATCAACAATCTCTTCAGGATTGTCCATGTTGTCCTTCAGTTCATTCAGTTCCTCTTCAAGGAACTTGACACGAAACTCGAGGAACTGCTTCAGCTTCTCGGCGTCAAACTGACGCACCTTTTCATTCACACCGTACTTGGTGTGCATATCTTCAATATCACTTACCCAATCCATACTCATTATAATCTCCTTGTTGGAATCTTTATTTTACTGATTAGCCTGTGAACCAAGCATTAAAAGAATTGTAATAAGATATATCGGAATAGACACAATTGGAGCTAACTGATCTTTATATTTCCAGCGTCTACCGGTCTTAGCCACGGATCTTTTTCGCCCCCATTCGTGAGTAAAAAAGTATGTTATGGCAATATAAAGATAGCCTGGCCACCAAAGAAAATATCTATAGTTCATAATCTTCTTACCACACTCTTTCAAAAGTGTACATTAGTTTTTGAGGGCTTCTAGAAGCTGTTCTGCTTCTGGGGTCAAACTCTTAATTCGCAAACCGTTTGCAGTCACCGGTGTGCCCTTGTTTAGTTTCGCCTGAAGCTTCTTTGCTTGTTCAAGATGATAGCGGTTGGCACGCTTAGTATGAACAATGCCTTCAAGATGATCAAACTCATGCTGAAACACACGAGCAGACATGCCGTCAAAGACCCGGGTCTCGGTCTGGCCGTCAGGATGTGTAAAACGAACCTTGATCTTCTTTGGTCGCTTGACTTTGACCCATAGGTTCGGATAGCTCAAGCATCCTTCTTCAAGATACACCATCTCGCTAGAGATGTCAACGATCCTAGGATTAAACACACCGATGATATTCTCGGCTCGCATGACAAATGCACGGTAGGGAAGACCTACCTGTGGTGCGGCGAGACCGAGACCATCATTCTCTCTCATGGTCTCAGCGAGATCATTATAGAGTTCTACGGGGTTAATTGGCGGGTTTGTAAAGTCGAAGTTCTCAGTCTTCTGCTTGAGAATTGGATCATTACAATCTACAAGTTCACGAATCATGCTGCTATCCTATTCAAAGAACAAAACACTCTCTTCTTTGCCTGAGAATATCTAATACGAAATTTCCAGCCGTAACCCATAATAACATATGTTGTTAATAGCCAATTTTTAATTTTGTTCATGCTGCCATCCTCGAAAAATTAGCGTGCTTTTCAAATTTGATCACCGAGTGGAACTTATCATAAAGCTGATCGCCCTTATGACTGATCACAAACGTATTCGTATCCTGCGTCAGACCATCCAGGATCTTCATGAACTCTTCCGTGCCGCCGACGTCAAGTGACGAGTCGAAGACTTCATCCATGATGAGAAGGTTGGTCGAAGCAGAATTGCGGAGCTTAGCAATAGCCCTCCAGGTAAACATAAGGCTAAGATCAATGCGCATTTTTTCTCCCTCGGAGAAAGAGGCATAGCTGAAATCGTCTCTGTAACGCGACTTAATAGTTTCATTAAAGTTCTCATCCAATTCAAACTGGACGAAGAAGTCCATCGCAGCCAGATATTTATTGATCAGCTTGTTCATCACAGGGACATATTGCTTGATGATCTTAGTCTTGATGCCAGTATCCTTCAACAGAACACCTGCAACCTCAAGAACCTGACGATGATGCATCAGTTCTTCTTTACGAGTCTTGGTGTTCTTCAGATCAAGCTTGAAGGCGTCAATATCATCATTGCCACTATCGATTGCTCGAGTGTTGTTGCGGATTGATTCGATCTCAGCATTCAGAGTCTTGATTGAGTTTTGCCACGAACGAATGTCTGCATTATGGCCAGTGATCTGCGTGTTAAGGGAGGTGATTTGAGCATTGATCGACGAGATCTCGTTGAGACGATCTTCGATACTTTCCATTTGCCGCTCGATCGAGGCCATAGCCTCGGTAATCTCGGCAGTCTTAGATACTCGATTATCGATCCATTCTTTCTTAAAGTCATGATCGATACCCTGCCTACATGTTGGACAGTTGTCGTGATCATGGAAGAATGAGATCTCCTTTTTGAATTTACGGATTTTCGTTTCAAGTTCAGACTCCATTTGCAGAAGCTTTGCTTTACGATTAGCTACTTTGCTATGATCTTCGATACCGGCAGACAGCGCCAAGATCTCAGTAGACACCTTTTCAATTACTTGCCCAGTAGCGTTGATACGATCTTCAAGCTCTGCAATCATATCTTGCTTAGCTCTGATCAAGTCTTCATTATTGGTACGAAGAGATGCAATATGCTTCTCGGCCAACTCGATCTTGTTCTCGATCAGAGTAACCTTGTGGTCGGTTTCATGAATCTCATTACGGTTCTCAAGAATCTTTTCTTTCAAGAGAGTATTCATCGTACTGAAGATTTGGATATCCAATAGATCTTCAATCACCTCACGGCGTGCGTGAGCAGGAAGCTGCATAAACGGCAAATAATTCGCAGAACCCAAAACTACGATTTGTCCGAAAGATTTGAAACTTAGTTTTAAGATTTGCTTTTCAAAGTAATCTTGATAATCCTTGATAGAACTATTTTGATTAATTAGTACACCATTTTGATATATTTCAAATAAATTAGGTTTCATACCTCTTTTTACTAGAAATTCGTTTTTCCCTATGGTGAACTCACATTCCACAAGAAGGTTCTTATTTGTCATCGAATTGATGAGCTGCGGCTTGTTGATGTTACGAAACGCCTTACCGTATAGAACATACGACAAGGCGTCCAGAATCGTGGACTTGCCGGCACCGTTCTCGCCGACGATGAGTGTAGACTTGCTACGATCCAGAAGGATCTCGGTCATTTGATTGCCGGTTGACAGAAGGTTCTGCCAACGGAGCTTTTTAAAGTGAATCATATTTACCCTGTTCGTAACCAGCTTGGTATGCTGCTTTTAGCCAATTGACAATACCATCTTGTGGAGCACCGCCGGCGAGTAGATCTAATTGTTCGTAGAATCTTTCACTACGAAGACCAAAGTTTTCGATCTCGTTGAACCAGTCTTCGAATGTCATAACTACTCCACACTTAAAGCTTCACCATACAACGTAGTTAGAAAATTGTACAATCTTTTTTTGTCGACTGGAGTATCCCACTGATCGACTACCTTTGTCAGAATAGTCAGTGTGTCCTCGGCCTCGTTGACGATATCACTATCATCCTCGAGTTGAAGATTGAGGTTGTCCTCGACTACCTGCAGGTCCAGGACTCCGGCCTTCTCGATCTTGTCGACGAACATGTCGAACCAGTACGGGTTGTTCTTGCTATGTACGATCAGCTTGACATAAGATCCCTTGTAGTGATCAAAGTCGACGGCCATGATCTCGTCAAGTACCCGGTCCTGATCGTTGTAATGGATCTTGTTGAACATCGTTAACGGGTTGCGGATGAACGTCAGTTCCCTCGTCTCCGTATCGAAGATATGAAACCCTCGAGGGTCATTGTAATCAGACCAAGACATCTCATAAGGAGCACCGAGATAGTTAATGTTACCACGAGTAGACTTGTGATGAAAATGCCCGGAACATACAAGATCAAACTTGTCAAAAATCTTTGAGTCGAACCCATGGTCATTTACTGCGCCCTTGTACATCTCGAAACCGGCAAGTTCCAAGTGGCCGAAAAGAATCTGTGCGGATGTATTCTGTATAAACTCCATCGACTCGTTGTAGTTCCCGGAACAGATCCATGGAAGAACGGCGATGGTGGTGCCACCGATGTCAACGTCGGTCGGCTCATCGTAATAGTGGATGTTATACGTCGAGTGCTCGAAGAGTTCCCTCATCGAGTTCACCTCGTTCGTGTTCTTGAACGAGGTATCATGGTTACCGATGATAACGTCTAGGCGGATTCCTGCCCTATCACAGTGCTCGACGAACTTTCGTAGGTGTCTGGCCGTAACGAAGTTGATATACTTTCGACGATCAACGATATCACCCAGGTGAAAAATATTGCTAATACCATGAGTAGCAAGATACGGAAAGAAATGGTCATAGTAAAACCTATTGAAATATTCGGCGAACGCAGGACTGTCCCCGCGTGCACCCCAGTGAGTGTCGGTGATCAAAGCAATTTTCATTAACGGCCTCTCTTGAGTTCTGCCTTATCATATTCTTTCAATGACTGTTCGGCATACTCTTTAATAGAACGCATCGTTTGACTGTAGTTGAATCGTACGGTCGGCGATGCCTTTGCGTCCAGCATGTTTTCTCGGATCTGCTCAAGCAGAGGTGGAATGTTAAGTTTCATCGTTATCGTCCTCAATAAATTTCTCTACACCCTTCTTCGCCTTCGGCGCAACAGGGTTCTTTGCCTCAAACTTATCTACGAGTTCACCCAGCTTCTCGGATACGTTTATAAAGGCAGCGGAGTAATGGCTTCTGTCTTCTGGTGCCATATCAACCAACGTGTTCATGATGATGCTGTTCTCAAAGCTCTTGTGTTTGATGTACAGCTGCTTCTTCTCTTTCTGGATACGACGAAGGAAAGCATAGTAGATGATCTGTGTGAAATATGCAAACGGATTCGTCGACTTCTCAGGATTAAAGTTGTGAATATATGCAAGACAGTTCTCGATACCGTCAGAGATCATCTCATCCTTGTACGAGTAACCGACAAAGTTAGGTCGAGTTGCTAACCGGGTGGCGATCAACATGATACATTCGCCGATGTACCGTGATACGATCGGACGTGGTTCCCCAGCTGCAGTCGCCTCGTCACATAACCGACGATAGACGACCATCTCTGTGTAGAACTTCTTGTTGTCGATATAGTTATTCGACTTTTTCTTCTTTACCGGATTTGGCACTGAATCTTTCATTATATATTCCTTAGTTAACCGTTGACCCGCCTACGAGTCTATTTGAAATAATGCTGCGCATCTTCTCATCCATGTCGTCCATCTCCTTGATGGCGTCGTCGATCATCTTTGCCATGGATCCACGATTCTGAGCAGCGAGCAGCTTTTCATAGTAACGAACCATGAGTTCGTTTGCCTCGAACGAAAATACTACATGGCTACTACTTATAGTAATACACTGTTCTTTAGAAAATGTACATACATTTATTAGCGACATGCCATTATTACCATGCTCATCCTGCGAATCAATGATATAGAACGGATCCTCGATAGTAATATCAGAATTTCCAGGTGACACCGACTTACCGATGATCTGTTCACCGTTGATGAGTGTATAGATTCTAAGCATTATAACCTCACGTTGTAGATTTCATATTCGAACTTCTCGGCGTCGTAGATCTTACAGCGTTCCAGGAAGTGGTTGAGTGTAAAGTTGGTTTGTGACTTGTATGAGAGGTCGTCGACGATATCGTAGAGGATCGCCTCCTCCTTCTCGGCATGCATACGCAACATACGACCGATAGACTGTAGCACCTTGATCTTCGACTTCGAGGGCGATGCAGCGATCATATGGTGGAGCTTGTTAATACTCACACCCGTCGACGTGGTCCCGAGCGACGCGATGAGGACAGCATTCTCCTCATCTTCAAGAGCGCGACGTATACTTTCCCTGTCCACGCCTGATACAGAACCATCAATGTAAAACACATTATGGTCAGACACTGAACTAATGGCAGTATGTAGGAGCTTTCCATGATCAATAATCCTAAAGAAGAGTAGTTTGTTTCCCTTGAGCGAGAGGGTCAGGTTCTTCAAATACTTGTTACGTTTCTCGTGGTTTACCAGGAAGTCGATCTCATCCTGATACGATTTCTTCTTCTTGTTCACCGGCGTGTGGAACTGTTTCTTCACGTCTTCCGGATACTTCAAGATGATGCACTTGATCTTGAGTTTGGCAACGTGGCCATCCTTCATCAACTGTGCGGTAGTGGTTGGTCTGTACTGTGGTCCGAAGAGTCCTTCGATCGTAGTTTCATTAAGTGGTTGGCCGTCGAGTGTGCCTGTTGTACCAAAGCGGTATTTGCAGCTTTCGAGACTTGATAGGATTTGTATGAGGCTCGTTGCCTTGCATCCGTGAGCTTCATCTCCAAACACGCACCCGAATTGGGCGTACCATTGCTTTGGCATCTTGGTTTTGCCGTTGTTGAGAGACTGCCACGTAGTAATAACAATGTCACAGTCGATATCATTAGATTTGCTAAGACCGCCAGTGCTAACATGTATATTACCAGTGTATCCATAATCTCTAAAGTCACTTTCCATCTGCCCGACAAGACCGATCGTAGGAACGATGATCAGGCCCTTGTGTTGTTGATACCATCTCATGATGATGTAGATCATGAGAGACTTACCCGATGACGTAGGACTGACGAGAGTTCTACGACCCGAGCGAATGCATTTCAGAATCGCCTTGAACTGATAGTCACGAATCTGATACTTCTCTGGAATGTTCAGAGTCTTGATGAACTCCGTCAGCTCGTACTCCGATACGTTTGAGTAGATGAGCTCATCGTCGAACGTCAGTGTATAGTCGCGTGCATCACAGAACTTCTTGATCTTCTGCGCAAGACCACCGTAGATGGTACCGGACAGGTTGTTCAGGAGACGGATCTTACCGTCCCACATCCTTGCCTTGTACTTCGGGTGCCACTTGTAGTTGTCTGCATAGAATGTGAAATGATCCGACAACTCCATGATGGTCGACGGATCTGCACATACCTTGATGTGTACGCTGTTGATGTATTTCAGATGGACATCACTCATTAAATACCAACTTTAAACTTCTCCCACTCGATTGCAGCCTTGATGTTGAAACCGCGTCCGGTCAGGGATTTGATGATCGATTCAAGAAGCTCGATCTTTTCTTGTTGGATACCGATACGTAGTGTCATATCGACAACCTCTTGATCTGCCTCTATATAGTTATTCACGTCTGAACGAAGGATCTTACCCTGGGGAGGAAGTCTCCATCCCTTGGCATGTGTCTCCTCCGTCGGGCCCATGGTAAAGAACTCGTTCTTCGCCAACTTCAGTTGCTTGAGTTCGGCTTCGTACTTACGAAGAAGCAGTCGTTCGTTCGTAAAGATTTTAAAATATTTGTGGTGGAGTTTCGGGATGTTCAGCGCCTCGTTTCCAAGCTCCGAACGATCGATACGGGAATCCTGTTCCCATTCGGCAAAGATGTCATCTATTTTCATAATAACCTTATATCACAGCTGGTAAATTAAGTACACCTAATTATTCGACCAAATCGACGGTATATCTCAGATATTCAAAGTCGACCGTGCACTGCATATAGTTGACGTCGGTGTCTGTAGTATTGAACTGAAGATCTCCGATAGAGATCGGAAACGCGTCGATAAATTTTACTCTAATATTCGGTCTCATAGCACTGTTCGTGATAAGTAGAGTGATATCCGAATAAACAGTCTTTGGATTTCCTGGTTCGGCCGCCTTCAACGCCTTGTACTGGTCAAAGCTCTCCGGAGCGCCGAGGCCGACCATCCAATTGTGGATTTCAAGATAGTCGTCAAGATCCTCACTCACACGGAACGATACCGACAACGGATTGTATGTGATATGGCTGGCGATAGGAATCGTTACGAACGGTGTAGGTGACTCTGCCTGACTCAACTGCAGACCTGGGATACGTGCATCTTGGACGTTAAAGTTTAGGTTTGGAGCACGCGTAAGACTGAACCTGAACCCAAGAGGCGATAAGAAGTTCTTATTTGCTGGAACGTTGAGAGCAGACATATTATTCCTTGAATGCTTAAATTCATTATACCACATCTATTTATAATGTACATAAAAAAAGAGAGGGGACCGAAGTCCCCTCTCAGTATCGGTTGGTTTGTCCCAACTCTTATGATTACATAAGGTTCGAGATAAGAACGCGACGGTAGTACTTGTTCGAATCCTGCTCAAGAGTTGCAGTTGCGTCAGCAGTTGCAGTACCCTTAGCGAATGGATTTGGAGCCATGCCGTAGCGAGTCTTGAAGCCGATCTTTGGCTGGAATGAGCCTGGATCAACTGCACGAACCATCTGTAGAGGAACGTATGGGCAGTAGAACAGACCAGCGTCATATGGGTTCGAACCCTTATAACCAACTACCAGGTAGTTTGTGCCAGCGTATGGATCGATGTAAACCTTGATGCGACCGTTGATAACACCAGCGAAGGTATTACCTGTGTCGTCAATGTTCAGCGAGTTTGTGTTAAGAGCTGGAGCGTAATCCAGAACACCAGCCATCTGAAGTGCAGAAGCTACGTCTGACGAACAGATGATGATGTTACCCTTACCACGACGGGTTTGCTTAGCAATCTGGTTGCATTCGCGTTCGATTTGGAACAGAAGACCCTTGAACTTTTCAACCATCCAACGACCGTTTGAGTCGGTGTCAAGATCGAAGAAGCCCTGAGTTGTTGTACCGTCAGCAGCACCGCGCTCAGCAGTGATGATGATCGAGCGAACAACTTCACGGTTGATTTCTGCAAGGATTTCAGCTGACAGAATGTTTGAAAGTTCTGTTTCAGCGTCAAGGCCGTGAATTGCCTTCAGGTCCTGTGCAAGTTCGAGAGTGTATTCTGCCTTCAGAGCGCGAGTCTTAGCAGCAACAGTTACCTTCTCGATCGAGAAGCCCATTTCTGGGAATACGTAAGTGCTGTTTGCACCAAGAAGTTCGCCCGAACCAAGCAGAAGACCCATTGTGTAGTTATAGGTCGAGTTGCCTGCGTTGTTCGAAGCACCTGGAGCTGTACCAACTGTGTTAGCACCAACAGCTGTTGCAGAACCTGCACCAGTGTTAGCAGCGTTTACGCCAGCGCCGAGACGCGAAGCGTGGCCAGTGTTTGCTTCGCCGTAGAATGCTTCGTCACCAAGAGCGGTTGAGTTAGCATACTTCGAACGCATTGCGAAGATAAGACCTGTTGGGCCCGACATTGGCTGAACGCCGCAGATGTCGTAAGCGATCAGGTTTGGCATCGAACGACGAACCAGCGAGATAAGTACTGGGTCGAAGTTTGCAGCGTTGCCAGCAACGTTAACGTGTGTGGCTTCACCAAGAAGTTGTTGTGCACCACCCTGTGCAGCCGACTCGCGAAGGGCTGCTTCGGTGTTTTCTAGAATCTGTGCGGTTACGTAGCGCTTGTGTGCGTTACCGATCTCTGGGAGATCAGTGTGCTCAAGCACTGGCTTCCACTTGTTTTGTAGTTCCTCAGCTAACATTTTATTCTCCCTTTACCTTTCTGGGTATTTGGTATTTTATTTATTACTTTACGTTTCTTGAAATAGCGCTTACGTAGTGAGCCATATGTGCTGGTACTTCTACAGTACGATCAACACCGTCTTCGGCTTCTTCAGTAACGACACCGGTTGATGTGACTTCCTTCTTCTCTGAGAAGTACTTGTCCTTGATGATGTGTAGCTTCTTGGCATATGTTTCAGCATCGCCGAATTCAAGGCCTTCTGCTAGAGTACGAAGCTTTTCAACCTGAGTGGCTGCTAGACCTTCGCTCACCTCGTCGAATGTAGCTTCCTTGGTAGCTTCATCGATTACCGACTGAAGTTCAAGTTGCTGATTGATCGACTCATCAAGCTTGCCTTCGAGATCTTCGATCTGAGCCTGCAGTTCACCAAGAACGTCAAGCTTTTCGTCAGGCACATTAATGTAGTTTTCAGCAAACAGGTTACGTAGACCTTCCATGAAGTCTTCCGTTACCTGTGCGCGGATTGAAGACTCGATAGCAAGCTTGTTGTCTTCGATCCATTGCTCTACTACGTAGTCAAGGTATTGGTCGACCTTCTCGGTAACTTCTTCCTTGACAGCAACTACAGCTTCATCAAGCTTAGTTGCAAATTCTTCTTCGAGGCGAACTGCTTCGAGGTTCGCACGAGCTGCTACAGCGGCTTCAAAGATTGTTGATGCACGATCCTTGAACTCTTCCGAAAGGTCGTCGCCTTCAAACATCTCAGCAACGTCTTCCTTCATAGCACCGAGTGTCGCAGCTGGCATCTGACCAAGAGCTGGTCCACCACCTGGAGCTGTTGCCGAAGGAACACCGTCTGGGCTGTACTTCTTAATTGAGTCGTTGAAGAAATGTGATAGGTCTTCCTTACCCAGCTGAGCCATCAGCGAGGTCATGGTTGCTAGCATTTCAACACGAGTTGGATTAGGCTTCAGAGTTTCTGAAGCAGCCGATTCATCGAGATTGTCTTCATTCTCAACGATATCAGTTAGTTCCTTATCTGACATTTTACACTCCTTAGTGAATTTAACTTATTTATTTTATTCAGGATTTCGAAATTTCGTTGAGAAAATTCTCAAAGATCTTAAATTTCTTGGCTTCCAGTTCTCTAGAAGATACCGCTTTTTCAATTGTAGCTACTGTCTGTTCAACAACCTGTGTCTTCTTTGCGATTAGCAGATCATTTTCCCAGATCCATTCTACACCTTCCATGATACCATTAACAAAGGCATCCGGAGCAGAAGGATCTGCTACGATGTCGGCTGCAGTAGCTAGATAGAAATCGTCTTGTACTTCATTGATTCCTTCCTTGTTGAGTTTCAGAGAGCCCATACCACGAGAAGAAACACCAAGCTTTACACCTTCACCAACAAGGCCCTTGGCGATGTTACCGAATGGTGTATCCATTAGCTTAGCTTTACCAATGAAGTTATTACCTTCTTGGCGAAGATTGGTGATCAGGTGAGAAACTCGATCGAGATTAATCTGTGGACCTTCTGGGTGACCAAGTTCACCAAGAGCTCTACCCGACTTTACGTATGATTCGTTGTAGCGTTCTACTTCCTTGGCAAGAGTCTCAACTGGATACATACGTCCGTTGCGGTTCTTGATGCCACCCTGAAGGAACACACCCTCGATGTATACGTTCTTCTTACCGTCTTCGCGAGCTTCGGTAATTGTTCTTAGGTCTTCAAAGACTTCTGTAATGAGCTTCATCTTTTTACCTTACGTGTTATTATATTCTGAGATAAAGGTACCGACCTTCTGGACTTCCATAAGAACATAACCATTTGCAGTTCCGACAAACTCTACGGTAAGATTTGCTGTCTGGCCCACGGTCAGAGCCATACCACAGCCGGCATAGTCCTTATAACCCGTCGAATCGTAGATAGCAACTGGAGTTGTACCGCGCTTGAGTACTGCATAACCGTTTGGATCAATACCCCAGTATACCTGAGCAATGTAAGCTCCTGAAAGAACTTCATTGTCTACAGCAAGACATGTAGAAGTCGCATCTACGTTTGTGGTTGTGCTATTGCCTGATACCTTAATGGTAGTGTTAGCAACCGAAACGTGAATAGTGGCAGAAGTATTCTTCTTATTTGAAATAATTGATACGGCCATTATTCACCTCTATGACTAATTGCGAAGTCGAGCATGTGTTCAATACCTTCTTCGGTTTCACAAGCTTCTAGGAACTTCTTTTGGTTGTCTTCATTTAATTTATCAAAAACAGAAAGCATGGTACGACGATGTGTTTCTGTTAGATCGCCAAGAAGATCAGCTAGCTTTTCTTCCTTACGAAGTGGCTTGCCACCGCGTTCTGCAGTGAGCTTAGCAGCAATTGCCATTACACGGCGCTTGTCCTGTGACTTACCCTTGAACTGCGGAGCATCAGACTTTTGGAAGTCCTTAATAACATCGCCCATGGAAGCCTTGTCCATGTTTAGCTTTTCTTCAAGCTCAGCTTCTTCCTTGGCCATAACCTTAGCTTTTTCGATACCGGCCATTCTACCGCCGTATGACTTACGACCAGCCAGTTCGCGGCCTTGAGTACGCTGTTTACCGCCATGATCAGCAATAGACTTTGCTTTCATTCTATAACTACGAAGTGTATCATTCGAAAGCTCATCTAGTTCTTCAGCTTCTTCCTTAACATTAACTTTTGCTTTGCCTGCAAGCTTTCTTGTAGCTTGTGAAATACCTACCTGGCGTGTTAAGCTCTTAAGAATCTTACCCGAATCGTACTTACCTTCACCACCTTCTTTCTTACCGGCACGGTAAGCTTGGTTATGAACGTCTTGAGCAGATTTTTCAATGTACGAATGAAGAGTGTTCTTTGACAGTTCTTCTAGATCTTCAACTTCTTCAGTCTTCAGGCTTTCACCACGCTTGACAAGTTGCTTACCCGACATCTGAGCACCAGCAGCTCTCTTACGGAGAGTCTTGGTGTCCTTCTGATCCTTCGACCAGTCTCCACCACCCATCTTCATCTTATCGACGATTGCATTACCTTGAGCACGAGCTTTCTTACGATAACCTTGAAGGGTGGCTGTTGAAAGCTCTTCTAGTTCTTCTACTTCCTCGGCAACCTTTTTCTTCTTGCGAAGAAGCTTGAAGTCATGAGCATCGACCTTGCCATTCTTGTTGGCATCGATCTTGTGCTGGTTGCCCTTGAGTTCTTCGTATACCTTCTCGTCTTCGCCAGGATTATAACCGTGACGGTCCTTACGACGGTCGATCGGTTTCACCTTCGAACCCTTGAATACTTCATCGTCGTTGCCATTGCGATCTGCATGCTTGGCAACAACGTGCTTATCCACGAACTTCTGCTCGTCAGGATTCTTAACTTTTAGGTAACCTTCTAGGAATTGATTAAGCGTCTTCGCCATCGTCTTCGAATCCTTCTAAATCTTCGTCGTCTAAATCGAAATCTTCGTCGTCTAGGTCGATGTCATCAAGATCGTCGTCGCTAAGATCCAGATCGTCGTTATCATCGAGATCTAGATCATCATCGTCGTCAAGATCGAAATCGTCATCGTCATCGTCTTCGACTGCGTCTTCTTCTGCACCAAACATACTTTGTGCTACAGTGATCTTCATATCATCGATAGCAGCAGTTGCCTTTTGACCCATGATTTCATCGAATGCAGAAGCGAACTTAGTTGGCTGCTGATTCATAGAAAAGTTGATAAGATCATCAATATCGGCCATAGTTTCCTCCAAAATTTTTATTATTTATAATCACGCTGGTTTCTTCACCAGGTCTGGAACCTTCGGTAGAGACGGAACCTTAGTTGCTTGTCCTGTCTCTGGGCCAAGTGCTCCACTTGTATCCTCTGGTCCTGGTGCGTCTACTGGCTGGCCATCAGGTCCCATTTCAGCCGGCGGATTGTATTGCTCATTATCCTGTTCTTCAACGATCTGCTCGTCGATTTCCTTCATGTCTTCTTCAGTTTGATACAGAACATTACGACGTACCCATTCGTGTGAATAGTACTTGCCTGTATAGTCATCAATATCACGAAGCATTGAGATACGATCGCGAAGAATTTCAGTGTTTCTTAATTCAGCAAAGTGGTTGTCTTCAGAATATTCATACTTGAAGTTTGTTCTAAACTCTTGCCAATCTTCGCTGGTGATAACTCCCTTCAGGATCAATTGCTTCTCAAGGATGCGATTGAAGAGCTCTGAGAACTTACCACGAAGACGAGTCACGAACTTGGCGAACTTCACCTCGTCTCTTGAGATCTCGGTAGCACGACCAAAGTTGTACTGTGCTTCTGGATCAAGACGAGTAATAGGAACGTTCAGTGACTTGTAAAGCTTGCGTTGGAAGTAGATGATATCATCGATCTGACCAAGGTTTTGTCCACCAGGCAGTGTAGTGATCTCTGTACCCTTACCACCTTCACGACGTGGCAACCAGAAATCTTCAAGCATTGTCATGTGCTTACGGTCGTCACGAATCTCACCGGTCTGCGCATCGTAAACTACACGGTTCTTAAAGCGAGTCATGATATCACGAAGATACTGCTCGGCCTTCATCTTTGGTAGGTTACCAACGTCGATGTAGAAGATACGACGTTCTGGCGCACGAGAGATACGATAGATCACCAGTGAGTCTTCCATCGACTTCAACTGGTTCAGAGGCTTGATCGCCTTCTGTAGATATCCGATAACCATATCACCACCGACGTTGACAAGTCCTGATGATACGTTAACAACCGAGTCAACGGCGATTCGAATACCCTGAGAAGCAGGATCGTTATAGGTAGATCCCTGCGTAGGTGCCTTGGCGAATCCCTTATCGTTATAGATGTAGAACTCTTCGGCGGTCTTGTTGATAATTACGTTTGTATTCTTATTTGCTTTGACTCGTCTTTGAGTCTTGATCTTACGAATCTTACGTGGATCGATATATCTAAGTTCTTTGATACCTTCACGCGGAGCTTTCTCGTCGATGATGGCATGATAATAGAGTCTACCATCGACATACCACTTACGAAAGATCTCGTATGCGTGCTGGTTAAATTCAAGAAGCTCAACGACATTGTCGAACTCTTCCAGAATCATCTTCTTGATGTTCTCTGGCTGTTCTAGATCGTCAAGGTTAAGTGATACTATCTCTTTCTTCGGATCCATAACAATAGCTTCATTGACAATATCGTCAACAGCCATTTCAACATCCGGATGCATAGAGATCTCACGATACTTGCTAACAAGTTCTGCTTCATTTCGTACCGCGCCTTCAAGATCTACGTATTGGCCGTAAGCACCACCTTCAGAAACGACAAGTGCCCCATCCTCTTCGAGCTTTGGCGCGAAGGAAGGGAGTTCTTCTTGCGGTTTCTTTCGAATAATTTCAAAACCAAATAATTCGGCCATTTGGACTCCTGTTCACAAAAAAAGTAAGGGGAATGGTTACCCCTTACTTATTATCTTCCACCAGCATCGCTGGTAGTACCACCACTTACAGTCCAGTAATCGTATGAGAATGTAACCTGGAATGATTCGATCTGATCGGTTGTTGCCCAGTCGAGCTCGATCGGCGAGATCACGCTTGGGAAGATACCATCAAATCGGTATTCACGAATCGCCGTACCGTCTTTACCGTACTGAACTACAGTAGCGTTTGACTTGTAACGATTGATTTCACGAACGTTACGCTCAAGACGATTGATTCGGTTCGACCACTCTTCCATGGCGTTACGAATCAGGAAGTCTTCATCGTTGATAACTGTTACTGTCCAGTCACCGAATGTTCTATCTCCGGCCAACTTCATTTGTCGGCCGAAGTAGAATACTGGAATGACACCGAGTGCAGCTTCTGGAATCTGAGCAGCCTGGACCATGAAAGGCGTCTTCAGATCACCAGCAGAATTTGCAGGGTTGTTGATACGCACCTGGAAAAGATTCTGACGTGCACCGCCGTAGACCAGTTGGCTTCTCATTTCATTGATATTAAAAGCCATTTCTTATTTCCTCCTAGTTTCTTTTATTTATTAGAACTGGCCGACAACTTCGTTGAACTCTACACCGGATCTTACGGCGACGAAGTTCAGCTGGATGAAGTTGATGCTCTTTGCTGGCTTGATGTAGATGTCACCAACAAAGCGGTTTGTATCCACAACCTCTGGAGTATTGTTTGTCTCGTCACAAACAACACGGAAGTCGGTGATACCACGGCGGCCTTGAACGTCACGGAGGAATGGTTCCACCAGATTGAGGAACTGAGCTCTTGTGAACTCATCGTTGAATTCGAAGAGCATCTGGTTAGCAGCTGTTGCAATTGTCTTTTCTAGAACAATGAACAGGCGGCGAACGTTAATGCGATCGAAAGCGCTTGGACGACCAAGAGCAGTCTTATCGCCGAACAGAACGGTTCCTTGACCTGGCTGTGTGATTACTGGGTTAACGTCGTTCTTGTACAGAAGATCACGGTCTGTCTTGCTTGGGCTATAAGCAAGCTTGACAAGGTTCTTGATCTGGCCACGATTGAAGCCAGCTGGCGAGAACCAAGGATCACGTAGATCGTCTGAACGAGCTGTTAGACCTGCAATATCACCATTCAACGGAACATAGCGATATACGTCGTTATACTTGTCGTACTGGTACTTGTAGCCAGAATCGATGAATGCATACGAGCTGTTACGTACACTCTGACGGAATGTTACGATGTTTGAAGCTTGTGATCCTTCAACCGCAGAACCAACAACATCTTCCTTCTGTGGCGATACAAATACCACGCAGTCCTTACGAACTTCAGCGATATTGTCAATCAGATAGTTAGCTAGCTGAGCACCGTTCGATGCGCCAACAGCCTTACCTGCCATCAGAAGCGATACGTCAACCGATGAGGCATCAGCAAAGATGTCGTAAGCAGAAGCGAGAGCAGCAACCGTAGCCGTGTTCTCGTTCACACCATCACGTCCACCGATGAATGACTTCGAGTATGGAAGTGAGGTTGTTGAGTTAGCAAGACTTGCTGCAGCAGTTGTAACTGCTTCTGGACGATCATTTGTAGCCCACACGTAACGCGAGTTATCGTTGATGAGTGTCTTGTAGAAGGCGGTTGTACCGTCTTCACCGATAGCATCCGAAGCACGTGATAGATTCTCGTAAACTTCAAGAACGGTACCTGGTGTGCCAGTGTGCATGCCGTCCTCGTCTACAACTACAACACTTACTTGATCAACTGCTGTTAGACCGCGGTCTGATAGGTAACGCGAAGTACCTGGAGCGGTTGGAACAGTATTGAAGAACTCCCACTTACGTGAGATTGTATTTGCTGTAAAGTTCGAAGCACGATTCCAAGTATCTTCAAATGTGATATTGAAGAATGCCTGGGTTACCGCGTCTTCCGAAGTAACTGCTGGAAGCGATTTGATCTTCAGAGTCTGTGTACCAACAGTGCTGTTACCTAGTTCGATGTAGTCACCGACCGAGAGAGACTGAAGGATTGTGTTTGCAGCAGTCTTTGTTTCAGCGTATGTAAGGGTCGAAGCACCCGAATCCCATGTAAGGAAGACGTTAGCTGTTGTCGAGTTTACGTTGATCGTGATACCGGCTGCAGACAGCTGATCAAGACGGTACGTAGCAGCTGTTCCACCAACGCTTGTATTGCTGAATGGGTTGATTGTGCGGCTGTATTGTGCTGCAGAATCACACATTGAAACGCGAAGCGAGTTACCTAGATCACCTGGATAACGAGCTACGAACTGTGTGCTTGCAAAGGTAGCATTTGCAGGACCCTTGTCTTCGAAGTCATCGGCGTTCTTGACGATGTTGTCTGCAAGCTCAACAATACCGCTGTTAGCAACCGCATTCAGTGCAAGGGTATTTGCATAGAAGTTTAGCTGAGCATCTGTAGAAGATGTGGCATTTGCAGTTAGAACGACAGCAAGAGCGGTTGAGTTAGCTGTAACAGTCGAAACGAATGTTCCTTCTGGAATACCAGCACCAAATACTGCATGTCCGGCCTGTACACCGTGGTTGTTACCGGTGAGGATAACCGTCGAGTTGCTGTTCAGGTTTGCTGAAGCAGCAGAAACAGTGTTCGAAAAACCAGTTGTAACAGCTGCACGACTTACATACAGAGCATTGCCGTATGCAAGGAAGTTAGCCGCAGTAAAGAATGTTTCGAAGTTGTCTGATGTTGGCTTGCCATAACGTGCGGCAAGAGTATTTTCTGAATCTACTAGAATGAACTTTCCGACTGGACCCCAACGGAACACACCACCGAAAGCACCGACAGTGGTAGCCAGCGATGGGATGCTAGTTGTTAGATCGATCTCAGATACATTAATTCCAGGGCTGACTTGAAACGCCATTGTTATCTCCCTTAGTCGAAGGTGTTATATACTAGTTTTGCTTTATTTATAAGTTGAGGAAATTGCGTTTCTGCTCTGCCCAAAACTCGTCTCTGTATGTATTGTCATTACCAATCAAAGATTCATTGGTTTGATTATCATATTCATCATCGCCGGTACTCATAAGACCAAACGGAAGCATCTCTTCCTCGAACATCTTCTCGTTCTGATCATAGATCTGCTTGCGGATATCAAGGTCCGTGAGTTCTTTTAAGTACGGTTGTGTTGTTAGCCATGCAAAGAGAACGCAGCACATGGCCATATCATCATGGCCTTCTTCGGCTTCGTATGACTGATTACCCTTCAGGCTGTTCTTCAGTGAGAATCGTGTCAATTCATAGATGGTATCATAGTCTACAATGATAAGCTTGTCAGATTCTACAAGGGTCTTGAGTGTGGCACAACCGATTCTCTTGACCTGCTTCGTGGTTCTGACGCCACGGGTAGTTGATGCAGCGAATCCACCCGACAGGCTTTGACCTGAACGACCATTGTTGGCTGTCACAAAGATGCCCTCGTACTCGAGATCATAGTGAAGGATATCTGCCACCTGCTGGCCGATATCGTTTGTTTCTACAAGAACGACGGCGTCATTGTACTTCTTTGCCACCTCATAGATGATGTTAGGATATAAAAGCGGACTGAGCAGATTGTTTCTAAAACAGGCAACCTGACGATACGGTAGGTTGTTTACGTTATAGACGATGAAGGCAGAGTAGTCGGCACCGGCTCCTCGAGAGGTATCGACTACGATCGCATAGATCGTATCCTTAATCGGTTCCTCATATACCTTCAACCCGGCCGGCGTCGTATGGATAGGTTGCTTATAAACCATGTTACGAAGCTTGTTCGGATTGATGAGAGTATTCGATGATCCAAGGAACTCACACTCGTATTCCTGGCGGAACTGGTCCTCAGACGTATTGCTGATCGTCTCTTCTTTCCATGCCTCATCACGGCCTGGAATCTGTGACCAGTGAACGTCGACGCGAGCATAGGCGTTTCTACCCTCTTCGGACTCCGTCCAGATACGGTAGAACATGTTCATACCGTTCGGAGTCGAGGTGATCAGAACCTTTGAGCTCTGACCAGATGAGATGGTAGGATATACCGACGCGAAGAACTCGTCCTGAATGTTGGTAGGAACGAACGCGAACTCGTCCAGGTATACCATGTTTTGAGACGTACCACGAATGGCCGATGATGAGGTAGCCGAGGCAAGGATTTCAGATCCGTTCTCAAGCTTGATGTTACCCTTGTTCCATTCGGTAACACCCATCTGAAGCCACTTCGGAAGGTGTTCGAACATGAGCTGGATACGTCCAAGAATCTCTCGAGCCTGTCTGTCCTTGTTTGCCAGGATAGCGATCGAGTATTCTTCGTTAAAGAGGATCTTCCAGAGCAGATAGGCAGCAACGGTAGTCGTCTTACCAACCTGACGAGGCATCTTACAGATGACGAATCGGTTGTCTTCAAAGGCGAGAATCATCTCCTTCTGGAATTCCCAGAGCGGGAACACGATCAGACCTTTATCGATGTTAACGATCTTACAATAGGTTAAGATGAAATAGATCGGATCCTGAGAACACTTGATGTACTCGGATACCTGTTCTGGAGTATACTCTACCTTAGTGTCTGCGCGTTTGAGTCTCGGATTACCGAGATAGTTTTCACTCGCCATTTGACTTCTGTTGTTTTAAGTACTTTTGCAATTCTGCTGTCGATCCGACAAAGAGATTGTTTGTGACTTGTTGCGGTGTAGCTGCAGGATCGTCCTCAAGAAGCTTTTTCTTCTTGGCTTGCAGATCGAGTAGGTCTTTACTGGCACCGACCATGGTATTCATCATAGTCGAAAGGACCTCGTACGCTCTCGGATGCTGGCTCTGACGAGCCACATCCATCAGATCGAACAGAGCTTCCTGGCCCTTGTTGATCACGTCCATCAGGTTCTCGCGAGCAAACTCAAAGTCTGCATCGACCTGCGTTATCTTCTTCTGCTCAATAACAGCCGGCAATCCACCGCCGGTAAATTTATCTAGGTTACTCATTAGAACTTCTCTATAAAGTCATTGATGAATCCATAGTTATCTGTCGATTTGATTTCAAGATAATCAATAGAGTTTGCTGCGTTACTTGTTGGTTGACCGTTTGCAGTCAGACCTGGTTGTGCTGTCACCGTGACTGCCGGGTCAGAACTCTCGTCGAGTGTTGTGTGAATGTTAGCTTCAACGAACTTGATAAGACCGGACTTCTTGGTCGGACCGAATACGTATGCCTTCATCGTGAACGTCAGATCCCAGATGATGGCTCTTCTCTCTTCGAAACTGCCTTCATAAGAATCACTAACGTTTACGTCGTTCAAGATGATCGGAATGTCAAACGTGCCGCCGATCTCCGGAACCAGGTTTACGGTTGCTGTCCATTCCGGGGTAAAGAACGGCAGGATCTGTTCGACGATTCGCGTGCCATCCTCTGCGTTCTTTACCATGATCGACATTTGGAATGTGATGTTGTATGGCACAGGAGCATACTGATAGGCGATGCGATCGTCTGTTCCGTTGTTTGTCGGTTGTTTATAGATTCTGTTTAGCGTATTACGTTTTCTTTCAGAGTCGTATGTGAAAGAGGTCATCTCGAAGGAGATACGTGGAAGGACTACACCGACCTTGTTCGACAGCGTTGGGTTGCTATCGACACGAGCCAGGAACTTCTCCTTCGGACCATACGAGAGAGGAACCTTCAGCGTCTGAATAGACTCGCCGTTCTTATCGTCTCGGGTAATCCAGATATTATTGAAGACGGTTCCGAAGATGATTACGTACTTTCTCAGTACGTCATGGTGATAGGTGCGACCGAACATTATACGTTCCCTTCGCTAAATGGGTCGATTTGAGTCCAGTCAAGAATGCTTTCACCCTCCACTTGGAATTCGGTATTGTCTTCGTATGGATCTCTTGCTTGAGTTTCGAAGTTATATCCGCTTTGAATGATCTGATATCCGTCTTGGTCAGTGATAATGAACCCGTCCTGTGTAAGAAGCGAGTAGTCGGACGCGTTCAGTGAAAGATCCTTTTCAATACTATCGATGGCTTCGATGCCGGTATTGAGTTTTTCGGAGCTGTATTCAAACATCTCGCAGACCAGATCGTACATCTGGATCGAGCCCATCTGATAGAACACGGCGTTCTTACTTACGTACTTGATGATGAACAGACGATCAAGCATTGGAATATAGATGAGATCGCCTTCTCGAGGACGATCGATGGTTGCAATACTACCAACCTCGTTCATGAAGTTTCTAAATGACACGGTCAGAGTCATCTGATCACGAATCTCAAGATTGAACTTGGATAGGAAGGTGCCATCGCCTTCATAACTATCGACGTTCTTGATATACAGGTCGATTAGATAAGCGCTGTTATATTCTGAGATCGTGTCTTCACCATAGATATCGTCTTTTGCTACCAAGGTTCTAGGACAATACCACATATCATGGCCATAGATCTTGATAGACTCAAGCACGAGATCCTCTATCAAAAGCTGTTCTTGGCTATTCTGAAAATTATTGAAATAGAAATTGGTAGTCAAGATCTTATCCGATCATGTCAAGTACTGGAAGAGAGTAAGATGAGATCATCTCGTCTTCCATACGACGAATCTCTTCGGTAGCATCGTCGTAGATCTTTTCCCCGTTAAACTGTACACCGCCAGGAAGCTGCATGCCTGTAAACTTAGTGAGGTTCGATCCCCACTGTCTCTTGATCAGAGTCGTCGCGTAGTTCTGGAGCCAACGATCGTTCCATGCATCTGTCCATGTCTCTGGATTCACAACCTCGTACGCCTCGACAAGGAGGTATGTACCGGCCGGAACAGTATTCCAGTCCATATCGACATGGAGGCGGTCTTTGTGACGAGCATAACGAATCGGTTGCTGGCCGACAAGAAGCTCGGTGACAAGTGCAAGATGTTCCATTACCATATAGTAAGGAACGAGAGAGACGTTTGTCAATGTATAGAGGTCGTTCAGAGCGATCTGGTAACGAATATTGAAGAGGTCGTCGGCGCGGATTGATGGATCGCCGATCTGGAAGACGCGAACCGCGCCGATAATATTCTCTGGAAGAGTAATATACTTGTTGGCTTTGTCAGTATCAGTTACCTGATGCTTATAGTAGATTCTGTCTGAGCCATCGAAGTGGTAGTCGTACCAATAACGAATCGCCTCGTCGATGCGATCGTCTACCTGATCATCATCAACGTTGATCTCAATTACCGGCTTACCTAGTTTACGTAGGCAATATTCTTTGAACTCAGCTTTTGTTGTTGGTACAGCCATATTAGCATCCTATTTTTTCTTTATTTATTTATTCATAGAATGCCAATTTGATTTTAGAATCCGGCTGACAGGTTAGAAACTTTGGGTTAAGGCTTTATAAGCCATCAGGGCGCCTGACCTTCGTTGGACAACGACCAATTCCAGCTACCAATTGTAGAGCCTCCGGAAGTCGCTGTTATAGTTCCGTTAGCGGAGGCTGCAAAATATCCTGTTTCACCCACTTCTAATATACCATTGTTGTTGAGATCGTCCCAATACGTGTTCGAATCTAAGTAAATAGTAATCGATGTTGAGGCTATACTCGAAGAAACAGTCCCCCCAGAGGAGCTTGATGTAGTGAAAGTAAACGTAACAGCAGCACTAGATGATACTGTTACAGACGATGATATAATACCGGTGTTCGATACTGTACCGCCAGATGCAGGTGTAAACGTAATAGCAGATTTGCCGTAAAGATTAGATAAAGAAATAGTCCCCGACGCTACTCCGGCCAACGTACGAACTGCAGATTCGTTTAAAGAAATATTGGTAGTGGAACTTCTGCCTAGCTCGACATTAACGTTAGCCAAGGAGATAGCACCAGAGGACTGTAGTGTCATTTATTATTTTTGTTGTTCGTCTAGACTTGGGGCGTTAACACCATCACCTTCTCCTCCGCCAGCCTCGCCGCCTACATTTGGATCTGCTGGTGGTGTTGGTTCAGATGGTGTACATGCGGCTAGAAAAGCAGCGGCAAGAGCTAGAAATGCTATATTCTTCATATGTTATTACCCTTGGTTCAGTTGTGCTTGCGCCTGCTCCATGAGCTTGCGCAGAAGAGGATCTGCTACGCGGTGTGGAAGCTCCTGAAGAGCGGCCATGACCACGTTAAGCTCATTTACGTTCAATTCAAGTTTAACTACTGGAACCGGTTGCGCCTGCTGGTTTTCAACAAGCTTCGGGTCAA